AACTGTTCGTTCATCTTTACATGTAACTTTAAGAACAGAATCATTGACCCGATTCATTCACGTTGTAGTGTTGTTGATTTTAAAATCAATGGCAGTAAACAAAAGATGGCTGCGGCATTCTTCAAACGTGTTGAATGGATTCTGGAACAAGAAGGTATTACATATGACAAACAAGTGGTTGCTGCCGTAATCACCAAACACTTTCCAGATAATCGCCGTGTTCTTAATGAACTCCAGCGTTATAGTGTTAGTGGCACAATCGACAAAGGCATTCTTGCATCAGTTTCCGATGTACAGCTGAGTGAGTTGGTAACTTCACTTATGAACAAAGACTTTGCTGCTTGTCGTAAGTGGGTTACAAACAACCTCGACAATGATATCACCAGAATCTTTAGAAACATCTATGATGGTTTGTATGAGAAATTAAAACCCAATTCTGTTCCACAAATGGTATTAATTTTGGCCAAGTACCAATATCAGTCTGCCTTTGTTGCGGACCATGAAATCAATTTGATTGCTTGCCTCACAGAAATTATGGTTGAATGTGAATTCAAATGAGTCCGTTCGACTATGCCGATTACATCCTGAGAAAGAAGGTGCCAGATGGTGAATTGGATTTCAAAGATTATGCACCTTTCCTAATCAATAGGTCTTTATCCAACCACTTAGATTGTGTCTTGTACGCCAACGACATGAACTTGTGGCCATGAATC